AGCCACAGGAGCAGGTGCAGCGTTAATGGCAGCTGCGCCATGGGCAGCATTAATTATAGGCGGAGGATATCTTCTTAAGAAGTTATTTGATTAAGCATGAGTTTTTCAACAGGATTTAAAGATGGTTTTGGTTATTACAAAGCTTTTTCCGACATGGAGCAAGACAAGCTTTTAACCGGAGCAAGATTAAAAACAGAAGAGCTAAGACAACAAGCCTATCAATCAGACATTACTGAGTCTGAAGAAACCAGAGATGTTCGCATGGAAGGTATTAAGGCTCAATCAGATTTTCAAGTAGCCAGAGCAGAAAAAACAAGAGCTGAGACAGATGAGTTTATTGCGCTAGCAGATCAAAGAAAAGAATCTGCTAATTTATTATTAGAGTCTAACAGAGCAACCTTAGACAGAAATAATATTTTATTAGAAGAAGCAAAAATGAATCTTCAAGATAAAACACAACAAGACGCAATTGAAAAAATGATTAATGTTTCAAATCTTTTAACAGACCCAGACATTGATACTGATGTTGCTGCTAGCTTTATGGAAGATGCTTTGATTGATTTAAGGGAAACAATAGATTTTACAAAATTTCAAGAAGATTCTTACTGGCAAGGGTGGGAGGCGATTAGCCCAAAGATTGAAGCCGGAGACTTTGAGAGTATAGCTAAAGAAAATCCAGATGCTTTGTCTAACATATTTAAAGAAAACCTAAGAGTATTTAATAATAAAAATTTTGTTACTAAAGATGGTAGACAGGGAGTGATACAAAACGTCACCTTGGCTGGTGGAGACGATGGCTTTGTAGCTTTAGATCAATCTGCAAATATGATGGTAAAAGGAAGATATGAAGTTTTATTTCAGGGCGCAACAGAGCCAGAGATTTTTGAAACATACATGCCAGACAACGCCAAGAACTTAAAAACTATATCTGAAGACACCGAGGGCGTTGATGCTAAATCAATCTCTATAGCAGACATAGTTGATAAGACAGCAGCAGAAAAAGACTTTGCTTATATGTTGGTTAATAATCCAAAGATGTTAGAAACATTTACCAAAGCCGCCAAAGGAGCAACAAACTTTCAAGGCAATCCAGAGCAAATCAAAGACAAGGCAAAACTTTATTTTGATATTAAAGACAATGCCCAAGCAAGACTGGGCACAATATTTAAAACAGCAGAAGATTTTCAGGCTGAGGTTTTTGGAGGAGAGTCAGAATTTCTAGAGTCTCTTTATTCTAATTTACCTTATGACATATCCAGTAAACATATTGAAAGAACAACTGATCCATATGATGATGAAGATTTTGTATTTTCATATAAATCAGGATCAAGCGCAGGTTTAATTCAAGATGATTTTATTAAAACTTATATAAATCCAGAAAAAATTTCTTCACAAATTGAAAATACTTACGCTAGGTTTAATAGTTTTTCTCAAAAAAATCCCGGTCAAAAAGCACTATATGATTTTGGTGGCTTGGCAATGATTGATTTTGATAAATCAACTTCTTATGTAGATGCAACCCTAGAAGACACCTTTGGTTCCGTCAGATACACAGATTATAAAAACGAAGCGGCGGTGCTGTTTAGCAAAGCTTATCCCGGCAAGGAGCTCAAGGATGCATCGGATGCAGAATATCTTGCATTCATGGAATCCTTTATTAACAGAAGACTTAAATTAGGTAGATAGAGTGTGGCAGATTCATTTGATTTTACAGACCCTCTCAGGGGTGTTGACGACTTAAACGAAGGTCAGGAGTTTCCTGAGCCAGAACTACCTCCAATGGTCCAAGAGGGCAACGGAGAGTTTGATTTTAATTATCCACTTAAAGGCGTAGACCTTAGCAGCTTACCAATTGTTCCCAGAATAGCAACAACAATCGGAAGAGATGTTATAGCTAAGCCTATAGCCAATTTTATGTCAGAGGCTGATAGAAAGCGTCCAGATAGTTTTTTTGAAAACGCTCTCTACATGGCTGATGCAGTTAAAGGCATGGCTATAGCTGAACAATTTAAAGGAATGTTAAATGGTTTTGAGCTTGCCTCACAAGAAGAATTTTATCAAACTCTAACGGGCGAAAAAGGCACACAAGTCAACCCCCCGGGCTTATATGGAATGCCAATCATAGATACTTTTCAGATTAAAAATGCGGATGAATATGCAAACAACCCAGAGTATAAAGAAAAAATAGACTCACAAATAAATAGTGTACGAGAATCCGCCGCCGAAGAACTTAAAGCTTTAAATAAAAAAATAGCCAAAAAGAAAAATGATGCTGGTCTTGGACCATACGGAAGGTCTGTTTCTAGCGCAGCAGAAAGCATGGCTCTAATTGGTGTTGGCATGACTGCTAACTTTTTAACTAGAGGTGCTTTTACACCGGCTATATCTGCATCAACTATTGGGTACTTTGGCTTACAGACAGCAGGGGCTTCATACTCTGAAGCTCGATCTCAAGGAGTTAGCCATGATAAAGCCGTACAGTTTTCTGCTATGCAGGGATTGTTTGAAGCGGGAACAGAAACCGTTCCGGTTCTTAGATTGTTTAAACCTATAGACGCAAGCAGCCTAAAAAATATTGCAAAACAGGGAATGATAACTGTTGGCACTGAGGTTGGTATGGAAAATATAAATTCTTTACTACAAGAACATAACTCTGTTCTGTTTGGACTTCAGTCAGAATTAAAAACAGCATACGAGAACATTAACAATCCGCTATACGAAGGACCGGGGGTAACTGATATTTTACTTGATATTGCGGGTCACACCACTCTTTCCTCTTTGATTGCGGCTGGATCGGTGTCATCTGCTAGAGGGTCAGTAGGCGCCGTGTACACTCCAGAGGTTAAAAACTTTATTAGAAGTTTTAAAGATGATCCTGCGTTAGAGGAGTTTGTTGAAAACTTCAACACAACAATTAACAACATGGAACTAAACTATCAGGCGATTGATAGAGCCGCCGTTACATTGTTAGACCCAGATTACTCTGGAAGGGGTGTTTTAGATGAAGAAGTCTTGGCAGAAGAATATTTAAGAACTGCATTTTTAAGGTTAGACACTCCAATACTTATACCAGACGATTATAGGTTCTTTCAAAGACCAGAAGAAAAATTTCCTGAGCCAGAAAAACCATCGTTTAATTTTGAGGACCCATTAAATTTACAGGTAGCAGAAAGAAAAATGCCGGGTCCAATGACCTCAGAAATTGATTTGGATTTATCTCCCGATCTTACAGAAAAAATAAATAGACGAAATTTCTTATTAGAGCGTGAATCAACAATGATTACTCCAACGCTTGACATTAATACAATACAAAATGATTCATATAATCAACAAGAAATTGATACAACTCAAAGATTAATAATTGACACTCGATCTTTTGATGAAAGATTTTTAGATGAAAATCCAGACATTGATACTTTCTACAGACTGAGAGATTTAAATCCAGAGGAAAGCGTAAACGCATCCAAGACTGTTTTTGATTTAAACACTGCTGGCATGCCAATTGATATTTTTACCGACCTAAAATTTATTGGTGCTCATACAAAAGACAATCGATATAAAACATTCGAAAGTAGCTATGGGATGTATATGCCAACGATAGAGGGGGTTGTCTTTTCTCCAATATCAGGAATTACAAATTTAAATTTTGATAACTCTCTTGGCAGTAAACTTCAGCTTAGATCAACAATGGCTCATGAGATGGGACATCATATTGATTTTAGCATTGGTAGAAATCTTAATACCAGTAAGAACAGCCTAACACCAGCAACAGCAGACTCTCCTTTGTTCAACATGCCGACATTTAAATATAATCAAGATACAAATTCTCTTGATGTAACAGATGGCACTGGTGGGGAAGTAATGAGAGAGGCTTTGGATTTGTTTAATGCTGCTGATCCGGGAAGTTATTACAGCGGTGGATTGTTGAGATATCCATTTAACCAAATTATGTCATTAAACAATGATATGACTCCAGCCATGGAAATGATGTTTAGAGCAGAAGTCTTTGGTCAATTACATGATCTATACTATACTAACAGAGCATTGCTTGAGTCTAAGGCTCCAAGATCATTACAATTAATAGAGGAAATAAACGATGCAATTTCAGTTGACTCCATTACAGAAAAAAATAAGAGAGTATTACTTGCTTTTCAATCACCCCGTGCCCAGCGAGGTGTTGAGGTTCAGTCCAGAGACAGAGATAGAGCAGAAGCTGGACCAAGCGATCAACTCCCAGAAGCCAATAGCAGAGTGGTTGGACCGGAAGGACCTGAAGACGGGGACGGTGTTCGACCTGCAATACCAGAGCTAAGACAAGTAAAAACAACCGGTCAGGTTGTGGGAGCTCCAGAGGGCTTCGATTCAAAACAAAAAGTAGGCGCACTAAGAAGAAAGATGAAAGGTCTGGCTGAAGCAGGCGTGTCTCAAAGGTTTTGGTATGAGCAAAGCGGACAAGCTTTATTAGATATCACTAATAATAATAAAGAAGACGCAGATAAATTAGCTCAGGTTATAGCCATAACATCTCCCGGAACTCCAGTAGACGCAAACTTCACTTATGCGTTGCAAGCATACTATCAATATCAAGCAGGACAGCCGGTAAAAACAGGAAGATTTCCTGTTGAAATGAGCAAAAAGGTATTAAATGTTTTTGAGGGTAAGGATTGGGGGGGAAGAAAAACCAACGAATTTTACAATAACATCATGAGAGTTATAGACCCCACAAGAACTCAAGGGGTTACTGTAGACGTGTGGATGGCTAGAGCCTTTGGTTTTACAAATGATGCTCCAACAGATGCTCAATACACTTTTGTGCAAAATGAAATACAAAAAATATCTGATCAACTTGGCTGGGAGCCTCAGCAAGTACAGGCTGCTATATGGACAGCACAAAAAGCAAGAGATGAGGGCACAGATGTAAACGCAGCTGGGTTCAACTATCAAGATGCTATTAACAAATCATTGGGTCAAATTAGCTGGGAATCAATACCCGGAGAAACATCCAGCCATATGCCAGAAATGTTTAATGCGCCGTACGAACAGGTGCAAGAATTTCATGTTGCAATTTCAAAAGCGCTTCAAGATGAAGATGGCAGTGATGCTATAGCTAACGCACTTGGAATTTTATCACCAGGAATTATTGAGGCTCCGGGATTCTTTGATGGCAGGGTTAGCCCGGGATCACAAACAGAGGTTGCTTTACCCAAAGTATATAAAGCAGGAAGAGATGAGTTTGCAACATTAGAGCCAGCTGCCGAAGATGCTGTAAAGGCTTACGCCGCGGCGCTAGGAATACTATTAAAACAAGATGGGGTTGGCTACCACAAGCCCTTTGTTCAAAAAGGAATTGCTAAAAGTAAACTTAATGGCATAGACATAGATATTGGCAGGTCCTTAACCGAAGCAGAAACTCAAGCAGTTGCAGAGGCAATGGAAAGGGAATCAGGGGTCAAAGATTATAATCCTATTGGCACAAGCAGGGGAGCAAGATTAATTAATTTTTCTTATCTAAACATTCCAAATGTTAGGTTTAAGTCAATTGTTAATAAAGCCTTGGATAGTGTACAATTTGAAAATAATGAAGATGTTGTGGCGGGTCAGTTCGCTGCAAACGAAGGATATTTAGACAACGATTGGAGTACAAGCAAAAATGGCGAAGGTTACATTCAAAGTATTAGAGGAATCTCACCCGATCTTCAAGGAAGGGTTAGTGATATCGTCAGGAAACTCCAATCAAGAATTGATGAAGTCGATCAATCCTTCTCAGAAAAATACGGATGGATCAGAGATGAGTCCATCAACTCCGAGTTCCGAGGAACCACAGAACTAAAAGACGTCCCGTCTCTCAAGCAAGAAGTTGCTGAGCCAGAACAATTTGATATATATGAAACGCTTACGGCTAATGACGCGTCTTCTATATTTAGTGCCATGTCATCATTCCAAGAGCTTGCTGTTGATAAATTAGATAGATTAAAAGAATTTGAAAAGCGCTTTGGTGAAAAAATACCACCAAACGAAATGAGAAGACTTTCTGTTATTAGAAAAACAGACGTCTATCACGGCAAAGTTAAATATGGCATGGACAAAGCTGTTGAAGAAACCACAGCCCTAAATGAATTTTTAGCAGAAAATAATATTTCCGTAGAAGAGTTCAACACATTCTTAAAAAATTTACATGCCCCTGAAAGAAATCAAAAAATTAATGAAAAATATAACAAAGAAATACCTGAGTTAGAAACTAGGTTATTAGAAGCAACAGCTGAGGGAGATAAGAAAAAACAAACAACCTTAAAAGGACAAATTACAAAACGAAAAAATGTTTTAGCTAAATATGAGGACAGTGGATCAGGAATTAATACAGACGCTGCAATTAAAAAATTAGAAAGCTTGGGAATTAAATTCAATCAGAAATCATTAACAGCCACAGCTACAAATGATGCTGGTAAAAATTTATTAAAAGCCTTTGATATTCTTAATGCCTATCAACAAGAAACTATTAATATATATAAAGATCAGGACCTTGTTGATGAAGAGACTTTAGAAGATTGGGATGCATCATATAAATATTATGTTCCTCTGGTTGGCTTTGCAGTAGATACTGTTGAGGGAGACTCACCAATGTCTAAAGGTGGCGGCGTTAGTGTGTTTGGCAGGGAAGTTATGGAGGCTAAGGGTAGAACCACAGAGTCAGGTCCGCCGTTAGAGCAAGCAGTATTTAGACGACAGTCAGCCGTTGTTCGGGGAGAAAAAAATTATATTAATAAATCTCTTGCAGAAATGGTAAACAAGTTCCCAGAGAAAAAAATCTGGCAGGTTAGGGGTGTTAAAAGAAATGAAAGACCCCATGACTGGGATGGCAAGGAAGCAAAAATTGCTTTTAAAGAAAATGGCAAGCAGAAGTTTATTGTTATAAGAGATCAAAGACTAGCAGACGGATTAACTAACTGGGGCAATCAAAGCACAGGTTGGTTTATTGGGGCATTTAGAGGAATGACTGGGGCTTTATCTAGCCTCTATACATCACTTGCACCAGAATTTGTGGTTGGAAACTTCTTCAGAGATTATCAAACAGGTTACTTCAATATACTTAAAGAGCAAGAAATGCTTGGTGGCAGAGCAGAGGGTATGGATTTAGCAAGGGCATTTAATCCAAAAAATATTGCTAAAACAATGAGACAGCTTAAGGATGGCTATGTTACTGGGAAGTTAAAAGAAAAAGACCCAGAAACTTTTATGTTGTTTGACGCTTTTCAAAAGTTTGGTGGTCAAACTGGTTATGTAAATGCTAAAGACATAGATCAAATTTCCAAAGACATGGAAATACTATCTGCTAATTACTCAGGCAAAAAAACAACAGATGCTAAAAAAGCATTTAAGTCTGCGTTTAGAATTGTAGAAAATGTTAATAATGCTGTTGAAAACACAGCAAGGTTTGCAGCATTTAAAGAATATATTAATGCAAAGGGCGGACCCAAGAAAGCCACCAAAGAAGATTATGAAGACGCAGCTGTATTAGCTAAGAATTTAACAATTAACTTTAATAGGTCTGGAAAACTTGGACCTATAGTAAATGCTTTCTATGTTTTTGCTAATGCATCTGTTCAAGGATCAGTGAATTTATTCAGGGGTATGAACCCCGTTGGATTTCAAGACGGCAAGTTAAAATGGACCGGCATGACCAGCGCATCTAAAAAAATTGTTGGAGGATTGGCTGGACTGGGAGCCTTAGTAGAAATGTATTCTATGCTTGTTTCCGATGAAGATGAAGACGGCAGACTTTTAATTGATAAAATACCAGCGCACGAAAAAGAAAGGTTTATGATTATTCCTATACCGGGAGTTAAATACAAAGATGGAGATGTTAAGTTTAATAAATTTAGCAGAAGATATACGGTAGATGGAAAGCCTTTTGCTATTGCCATGCCACTACCATATGGATATAACATTTTTTACAACATTGGAAGAATGGGTGTAGAAATGGCAAGTAAGCCCATTGTAGGATATGAAAGGAGATCGCCTTTAGAGTTTGGAATAGATATTAGTGGCATAGCGGCTGGCTCCTTCTCTCCGGTTGGAATAGGTTATTCACAAGATCAAGGATTTGATTTTGTTAAAACCGCAGTTCCATCTGTTGCCAAACCATTATACGAATCTAGGGTTAATGAAAGGTGGACCGGTGCTCCTGTATATAAAGAGCAGTTTCCCATGTCGGCACCAAGAGCTCAATCTGGTATGAAGCTTAAAAATACAAATGAATTCTATAGAGAGTTCACAATGATGGTTAATAAAGCTAGCGGCGGCGGAAAGTTTGATCCCGGAATGTTGGATTGGAGCCCAGATAAAATAAAATTTTATTTACAATCTTACCTTGGCGGCATGTACACCATGGCAGAAAGAACCGCAGCCATATCAGGAAAAATATATGACAATCTAACTCTTGGAACGAATCAAGATATAACTCTAAATGAACAACCTTTTGTTAGAGTTTTAACCGCTGAGCCACAAGACTATGTTGATGCTGGAAGGTTTTATAAAAATAAAAAATTAATTAAAACTGTTGCTGGTGAGTTTACGAATTACGCCAAACAGGGAAAAAGAAGTGAACTAAAAGAATATGTTAAAAGAACAGACTTTGATAGGGAGTATTTAAAAATGAATGCACTTCTTAAAAAAGCAGACTCTGAATTGCTTAAGCTTAGCAAGAAAGAAAAAACAATTTTAAAATTAAGAGACTCTGATTACGTTAGATACATTAAACTTAGTGATGAGATAGATCAAAGGAGAAATGAAATCCATCAAATGTTTAATAGAAAGTTTGATAAGTCTTTTAGAAAAATTGAAATAAAAAAAGAATCGCGGGACTGATACACACTTAGGATGAGTTTCGAACATGACACTCGAGAACAGCCCCGCAAAAAGGTATTGCACTAAGATATCAAAGTATTACTAACCTCACAAGCATCACTCAAATAGTCTTTAGACAAGTGAGCATATCTATTTACAATATTAAAGTCGGACCACCCACCAAGATGTTGCAGAGTGTGTAAGGGAGTTCCGTTCTGCACATGATGAGTAGCCCATGTATGTCTGATATCATGCCATCTAAAATCTTCTAGCCCTGCTTTCTTTAAAGCATTGTACCAACCAGTGTTAGAGGCTCTATTCATTTTTCTGCCAGCATAAGTAAACACATATGGACCAATAGGCTTTATAGATGCAATCAATTTTTTGCACTCAGTGTTTAACGGCACTGATAATCCTTTTCCGTTTTTTGTTTCATCGGCATGTACAAATATCATGTCATCACCAATGTCTTCCCACTTTAGGTTAAGGCAGTTGGACATCCGCACTCCGGTAAGGAGTGAAAACATAAAGGGCTTTTTCAGATGAAAGGGGAGAAAACTGATCAACCTCTTTATATCCTTTTGAGTAAAAAATTTAATTCTTTTAGAATCTTCTTTTACTCTCTTTACAATAGGCTTGGCGTCCAACCACCCTAATTCTTCATAAGCGTACATAAGTACAGCTCTAAAATAATTTAAATATCTGTTAACCGTTCCCGGGGCTCCCTTAATTCCTGATCTAGCCATAGCAATATCTTGCTTGGTAATATCGTTAACATCTTTGTCTTTAAATATAGAATCAAAATATTTTCTATAGGTCCAATCATTTTTTCCCATTTTTTTAAATCTATAATATTCTTTTAACGCTTGATTCCAAGTGTTCATACAACCTCCCTATATGTATGCACATAATGCAACGGCACTAAAGATTAATCCAAGCATAGCCCAGCGCATCATTTCATTATGAGTCATCTGTTAGCTCTCCCCATTTAATTAATCCATAAATTAAAACCCACAAAGACACCAAAACAATTAAACCTATAAAGCTTAAAAATATTGTTGCGATGATGGTTAGTGTTGTTTGCATTACATTGTATACAATAATTGCATACAATAATAAAGTCAAGAAATATTTTAATTGTTAAGTAAAATTGTATATTTTTTAAACAACTGATTTGGAATCAAACAAGCTATCTTAGACTGAGAATCTCCTCTCCCAGTAATAGCCTGAGACTTTATGTTGTTTAACATAATGCATTCTATTAAGCGTGCTGGCGTGGTCCATAAAAACTCCTTGCCAGTATAGAAAATCCAATAGTCTGCTTTGGTGCTAAGTAATGCCGATGGTTTATTAAACATCTGTAATTCAACCAACATGTTGCCAGTCTCATGTGTTTTATAATCAACCTTCACTTCTACTTTTTTTCCATTCTCCGGGATAAAAATATCGTAATCTTTAAACTTGCCATCAATAATAACTGCAAGCGGGTATTTCTTTTTTATAATTGATAGAACAAGTTCTTCTACAGCCTTTCCGGTAGCAAGGTCTTGCTCAAAAACTGAGGGCATTATTGATACTTAGATTTTATATCTTCGTATGTGGATTCATCTATCAAAGATTTAATTGATAGTTCATTGAACTTATGATCTGAAATAATAATTGACAGCAATAAATCTATGCATTTTTTATCATGTTCTACTGCTCTTTCTGATGTTCCGGCAAGGCTTACAACTTGTTTAATAGCGTCCCTAATGCTTAAGTTGTCTATGTCTTTCATTTTTTGAAGCTCCCTCCATCTATTTTCCTGAGATTCCATCTGCCTAATTATGTAGCCCTCACTGGCATTCTTAACATTAATAAGTTTTTTTTCCATGTTAGAATATAAATTCCAATTTGTTATTTCTTTTTGGAATCTACCGCATGACTTACATCTATCATCGCCAAGGGTTGAGGTGCAAACGCCGCGACAGGGGGTCGAAGATAAGCTTGCCTCACCTAAGACAGAAGCGAGCCCGCCCGTTTCAGGAAGGCTCTTTTCTTTAATCGCGTTCATAACTATGACGGTACTATTATGTCTCCGTTTTTATTATCTGCTTTTGATTTTACTGGATTTTCATCATCTTGTACAACAACATCATACTTCTTAGGAAGTAGTGCTTGTAGCTGTCCCTGATTAACACCAGCTCCCATCTGAAGCAGTCTAACGATCTCTCCCACAATAGGAGATATTGTATTGTTATAAAATTGCATGCCAGCTATTTTGTTTTTAGCTTCATCAGACAGGGTGTCTAAATCATAAGACCTAGCCTCCCCATCTACATTAATAATTATGCTGTTTGGACCTGCGTCATCCGCTCTTACTTCACTCATGATTAAAACGGAATGTCTTCTGAGCTAACTGCTCCCGGAGTGTTATCTACGGGCTTTTGTACTGGGGCGGAATCTTTTCTTGTAAAAGCAAAAGATAAAGCTGGCGCTTTTTCGCTTGCCCCGGGTTTACGCTTCCATGCTGAGACCCAAACTTCTACTCCGTCTAGGTTTGCAGTACCAGTAAAATCAGGATGCTTTTCAGTTTCCTTCTTTTCGTTTTTCCAAATAGAACCTCTATTTGTATTATCAAATGGCTTATCCATAGTTACACTTTCTCCTTGTTTGCCCACTCTTCTAAAATTTTATTAACCATGTATGCAACTTTGCGGTCCCAAAAACGGTGCCCCTTAGTTTTGCTAGCCTTCTCAAGCTTCTCATGCACAGTCAAATCAATCCTTGATGATATGGACTTTTTATTATTAACATTCATCACTCTTTTTCCTCCACCAACTTGGTGTAGATTCTTGAGTCTCCTTCCGACCTATAACCTTCAAGAATATCTCTTTCGATTTTTTGGTCTTTCACAAACCTAGAATAGTTTATCCTTCCTCGCGCATGAGTCATGTGACCCCTAACGGTTCCGGTACTAAAAGCGCCTCCATGTTGTTTAATCAACATAGCAGATAATTCTTTCTTCTTGCTTTCCAGCGTTCCGATTTTCTGCTTGAGGTCCCCTAGTTCTTTTAATGTTTCGGCAAGATTTTCAGACGCTGAACAATCTTTTACTTTTTTGTAATTAACGCCCGGCTCTTCTTTATCCTCAGACCACCTTGCAATGTTCTCAGGGTCCTTAACGGCTTCGTTATACCAATCCATAAACTCTTTTGCTTTAGGTATATAGACATCAGCCCATCTAGGGTCTCTCTTAACCCACTCTTGATAGTGCTCCTCATCGCTATACCACTGAAAAAATAACATTTCATCTATGTCCATGCACTCCATACCAAGTTGCATTTGATGCCAGTAATTTCTTTTCTGTTCTTTAACATCTTTACAAGGTTTTGATTGTGGGCACTTAACCTCTACAGCAGAAACTTTGCCGTTTCTACCTTTTAACATGATGCCATCAGGGGACATGCCCATCCATTTATGTTCCGGGTGAACAACAAAAGATGGCTGACTAATTTTATAACCCATGTTTTCTAAACACTGGATAGCAACTGGCTCGCTGTCTTTACCGTGTGTAATTGCAAACATAGCTCTTTGATCAAAAGGGTCCTGTGGCATCCTGTGAGCCTCTCTGAACATGTCTCTTGCAAGGACCTCCCATTGATCTCCCTTTGCCCAAATATCTTCTTTAGCGGCTTTAGAGATTCTTGTTCCAGTAATTCTATTTTTTCTTTGTTCGTGCCAAGCGGCAGAGCCTTGCTGTATCATTGCACCACCTCCTTGGTTCCAAATTTCTCATTAAAAATTAAATTTAATTTAACGCTTTTCTCATGATTACCCTCTAACTCTGCAACTTTTTTATATCTTTCAAAAATCTCAAGCGCTGAGTCATGATCAATTGATGCGTCTAACTCATTAACGTATTCAACCATAAAATCTTTTTGTTCTACTGGCGTTTGCTCTTCTCCTTCTAGCTCAGGCTCAACAATTCCCTCAAACGGAACGCAGAAGGTTTCTAATAAAGCGCTTCTATAAGCAAAGCTTCTTGCGGCTTCTAGGTCTTTAAACTGTTGAGACTTGCTTTGACCAAGATATGATCTGTCTAAATGGCTCCCGTCTTCTGTACAATAAAAGCGCACGGTGCCATTGATGGTTGTAAACGTAGTTTTTCCATCTGAACTAAACTCAGTGTTTATTGAAAGGTCAGGAAGGACCACGGTTATTATTTTATTTTCAAATAGTGGTTTTGAAAAAGACTGAATGACCTGATCAATGCCTCTGTATTTATATTTTTGAAAATTATTTACCCCATCTTTTGCAATAGGGTTGTTGAACATATGCTCTTGAACTTTTTCTAGAGCGTTAAATATTTTAGGTGTTGTCATGTTTTATATACCTCTGTTTTATACCTGCTGTAATTGTAATCTTTAAATTAAATATAAACAAGTCTTTACAAAGATTATTTTTTCTATACTATCTCAGGGTAATTAGGAGAAAACATGGCGTTAGAATTTATAACAAAAGCCCTCCGGGAAGAGACCACCTCAACCCAAAAACTAATACTAATTATTCTTGCAAATTATTCTGATGAATTTGGGGAAAGCTATCCATCACACAAGACGATGATGAAACTTACCGGATTGTCGTTAACAGCAATCAAGTCTAATTTAAATCAATTGAGAGATCAGGGTAGGTTAGAGTGGAAGCAAAGAAACAATACAAGCAACCTATATCGCCTAACTTTAGGGGGGTCGTCAGGTGACTATGGGGGGTCGTCAGGTGGCTACAATACTAAAGCTAATACTAAAGATGTATTAATACTAGATTTAGATAGGATCAATGAAATTTTCAAAGAAGTCACAGACAAAACTTTTTACGTCCATAGTAAAAATTCATTCAAGGCTAGTCCAAGCTGGAAAAAGCTTAAAGAGTTAGCCCGAACAAAAACCGGGATCGTCTCACCTAAAACGGGAAAAAAAATAGAATTACAAACAGAAGAGTTTTGGTATAAATATTTTGAAGTAGCAAATTCTGAGGGGCACAAAAAATGGATTAGGTCTTTTTGGGATAAGAAGCCACAGCTAGCAACCATGCTTGGCATAAATCAATTTGATGCAATTATAGAGAGGAGATATGGATAATAAAATAACAGACTTAGAATCTAATTTAATAGGGTCCATGATTCTTGAGCAGGCGCTTTTCAACAAAGCCCAAGAAAGCGGTCTTATGCCTGATGACTTTGAGTATCAGTCATACAAAGAAGCATATAGAACAATGATTGAGGCTAACACCTCAGACGTGGTTACGCTTAGTACAAAAATAAGAAATCCTATTTCTATACAGCACATCAAGGATGCCGCAATTAATTGTGTTTCATCTGCTGGATTCGATGCTTGGCTAGAACTTATGTTTGAAAAAACAGCTAACAATAAATTAAGAAACCTAGCAAGCATGATTCCGGATATTGTTAATGAAAAGGAGCCCATTGAAAATAAAGTAGATAAAATAAACTCTATTCTTGTTGAAAACAAAATTACTAAAAACTTCGGTGCGCCATTGGTTATTTCTGATGTTATGAAAAGTGTGAGACAGGAAATCTCTGACGCAAAGCAGATGAGCAAGAATTTAATCTCTACAGGCTTTAGTGATATAGATAAAAAACTTCATGGTTTTAAAAAAGTAGACCTAATAATTGTTGCCGGTAGACCCGGCATGGGTAAAACCACTTGGGCTCTAAATGTTGCCGCGAATAATATTAAAAAAGATAAAACCGTTTTAATTTTTTCTTTAGAAATGACTAACGAACA